TATAAGAAAGACATATCAAAAAACTATTACATTTCATGTAAAAACATATCAGTACTACAATACCAAGTTTATGCAGAGTAAACGTGCACTACCTAATAAGTGGAGCAAAGAATATGACTATATGTACACAGGAAAAAATCAAGACATCTTAAATTTAGATATCGATTTTAATGTTATGTTTTTTGTTGCTATTACCGCCTACGAACAAAAAAATCAAGCAGGTACTGTGTCGGAAAAAGACGAGGAACAGGACAAAGAAGATTCAGTGGCATCTGGCGAGTCTGGTAGTGCTCAAAATCTTCGTACCAACACTGTTAGTCAACACACACAAGAAACCAGCCAAGCTACTAATGTTACCAAAAAGCAAGTTGAAGCCAATGACCTGTATAAGAGTATCATGAGCAGCAGTCGCGGAGACATGGTCAATGTTAAAATGAAAGTAGCAGGAGATCCTGATTTTATCAAACAGGATGATGTATTTTATCCCCCGGGCGGTGGCTCGGGCAGTAGTATCAGTATGGATCAGCATGAAGTATTTGTTAAGTTGCGTTTTAGAACACCCGACGACATCAACCAAGACACAGGTTTATATAATTTTGCGTCAGACGGGGAAAACACTTTTAGTGGTCTTTACAAGGTTATTACGGTTGAAAATCATTTTGAACGTGGTATGTTTTATCAAAATTTAGACATGGTGCGCCTGTTTGAGCAACCCGACGATGCGGTGGGTGGCGGTGGCCAAGGTTCACCAATGAGTGCAGTTGACCCAAGAGATGCCATACGTGGTCAGCGTGGTTATGATCTTCCGCCAGAAGCTCAAGCAGCCTATGATAGTGAACGCATGGCAGCACAGGGTGCTGCCAGAGATGCCATACGTGGTCAACGAGGTTACGGCGAAGAAGATCCTAATAATTTTGTTGATTACTATACTGACCCAGGGGACAGCTCAGTGGCTGGTATAGATTTTGCAACTCCAGATTCTGGGTTAGTGGCAGCAGCCGACCAAGAACCCAGAGAAGCTAACAACGATGATTTTTATCTCGGATAATAGATGAGTTATAATACCGATTCAAGACTAGGTCGTACAGTACCCGAATTTGTTAGAAAAGAAGATGCACCGGGTGTGCGTTTTGATGCTGGTCCATACCTTGGCATAGTAAAAGAAAATCGTGATCCTACTAGATCCGGCAGACTACAAGTATGGATACCTGACTTAGGTGGTGACCCAAGTTTACCAAACAATTGGCGCACAGTGTGGTATGCTAGTCCTTTCTTAGGCAGTACTGTACAAGATCCCCCGGATGGTAAAAGTAAGTCTGGTAGTAAAGAAAATAAATTTAGTCGAGTACGACATACCTATGGTATGTGGTATAACGTACCAGATTTAGAAAATTTTGTTATCTGCACATTTTTAGCTGGTGATCCCGAACGAGGCTTTTGGTTTGCCTGCGTGCCTAATCAACTAGGGCATCATATGGTTCCTGCTATAGGAGCTAGTAAAGATATTGAAGGCATAGACAAAATAGAAGATGAACAACTCAAGAAAGTTGTTAAGCAAGGCTTACCTTATCCGGTTGCCGAGTTCAATGAATACCGTGACGAAGTCAAATTTGATCAGTTTACCAAAGAAAAGAAACCCATACACGAACCTCAGGTCAAAATACTGGTAGAACAAGGAACCGATAGAGAAAACCTAACCAAGACCAGAGGTATTATTCAAAGTAGTAGCCAACGCGAAACACCAGCTGGTGTATTTGGTATCAGCACACCGGGTCGTACCAAAGGCAAGCCACCCGCTGCCAATGCTAAAACTGCTGAGCGTAAAGTATCTACTAGATTAGGTGGACATAGTTTTGTATTAGATGATGGTGACGAAAGTGGTAATAATAATTTAACTCGCTGGCGCAGTGCAGGCGGCCATCAAATCTTAATGGATGACAAAGAAAAAATTCTTTATATAGCCAATAGCAATGGCAGCGTCTGGATAGAAATGACCAACGCCGGTCACCTTAATATCTATAGTGCTAATAATTTAAACATACGTACACAGGCTGATGTAAACTGGCATGTGGACAAGGATTTTAATCTGCAGGTAGAAGGTGACATCAGAGTAAAAGCCAAGAAAAGCATAAACTTTGAATCAGAGTCCCTGACCTCGCGCACAGACAAAGATACTACAATATTTGGCGGTAGCGTAAAGATAGGCAGTGAAGGTGCCATAGATATCATGACCACAGCTGGAGGTAGTATAACAACTGGCAAAGTACTTACAGTCAGTGGAGAAAAGATATTACTTAACTCTGGTAAAGGTCCTAGTATAAACAAACCTCGCGACCTACCACTCAAAAGCAGTGCTGATACTAAAAAGGATGGCAACGGTCAATGGCAAGTAGAAGAAAACAAGATTAAGAGTGTTAGTAAGATTGTTCCGACACACGAACCATGGCCACGTAAAGCAGGAACCAGCAGTTCTAGTTCTAACAGTAACGAAGGCGGTGAAGGTGATAACCAAGATGTAACAGAAGGTAGTCCGCCATACAAAGAAGGTTCATCTGCTCCTAGCAATAGTCGCACAACCTCACGCGGTACTCCGGTAGTGAGCGGAACAGGTGGTGCAGTAACAGATAGTCAAGGCAATCCTATCTTAAGTGAAACGCCAGACGCTGAAGGCAGTCCGGGTATAGAACAAGCTCAACGCAATAAATTAAGCAAAGCAGCTCCTGAGCACTTACTAAAAGGTGCAAATGCGCCAAACCCTAGTAGTGGGCTAGGTGACTTATCGCAGCAGGAATATAGAGGATTGCTGACTCAAATTGGTTACTCGGAGTCGGGGTTAGACTATGGTGTGGTTGAAAAAACCAATGGTAATTATCTCGGACGTTATCAAATGGGCGCGGCTGCATTAGTTGACACAGGTTACATTCATCCTAGTGCTTATAAACAGTATGGCACTAAAGCGGTACAATACGAAAGCAGTTGGACTGGTAAAGATGGTATAGGTAGCAAGGACGATTTTCTATCTAGTGGTGGTGTACAGGAAAAAGCAGTACAAAATTATCATAGTAAACTGTATGCTTCAATGGAACGCAATGGTGCTATTAGACCTGACGATGATGCTGCCACCAAAGGCGGTATGGTTGCTGTAGCTCAGCTACTAGGGGCCAAAGGTGCTAAGGACTGGAGAGACACCGGTGTTGGTCAGGATGCAAATAAAACCACCGGTGCTACATATTTCAATCGTGGACGATATGCTGTGGAGTATTTAGGTGGGAAAGCCTAAGGGTTAAATACATATTATGCCCACTTACTACGGTTTTAGTACATATAATCGCGCTAGAAAATTTAAACTCACTGACTTTGAGTTAGTCAAACAGGACTTGTTTAATCATTTTCATATACGCCGTGGTGAAAAACTAATGAATCCAAATTTTGGTACCATAGTATGGGATATTCTATTTGAACCTTTCAATGATAGTACAAAAAAAATCATAGCAGATGATGTGCGTAGAGTAATCGGATATGATCCTAGGCTGTCAGTAGAGGACGTTGCTATAACCGATTATACTGATGGTATACAGATTGAAGTAGCATTACGCTATGTTATGGACAATCAATTGGGATCTTTGATGTTAAAATTTGATCGTAATACACGCACATTGATAACGGAGTAGTTATCTGATACTATAATTTTCAGAATAAATACTTAAATTACACAACTAATATGGCCATAATCTCACGTCAAACTGGTTTACTAAGCGCAGAAAACTGGAAGAAAGTTTACCAAACTTTCCGCGAAGCTGATTTCACTGCCTACGACTTTGAAACTCTGCGTAAGACCATGATTGACTATATCAAGTTGAATTACCCAGAAGATTTCAATGATTTCACTGAAAGTTCAGAATTTATAGCCTTAATTGATCTTATAGCTTTCTTTGGACAAAGCCTTGCATTTAGAACAGATTTAAATGCTAGAGAAAACTTCATTGACACCGCTGAACGCAGAGATAGTATACTCAAGTTAGCACGCCTAGTAAGTTATAATCCCAAGCGTACAGTGTGTGCGTCAGGTTATATGAAAATTGAAAGTATCAGTACCACAGAAACCATTTATGATAATGATGGTATAGATATCAGTAACACTATTATAAATTGGGCAGATCCTGGCAACGACAGCTGGTACGATCAATTTACTGCTATTATGAATGCCAGTCTAGTAACTAGTCAGATTGTTGGTAAGCCCTCTAGAACAGCCATGGTCAATGGGTTGCGTACCGAAGAATACAGTATAAACGTTACACCAAACGTTGTGCCAGTCTATAGATTCAATACACAGGTCGATGGTAGAGATACCAGCTTTGAAGTAGTCAGTGCCACCAGTGCTAATAAAACTTACATTTACGAATCTGCACCACGCATAGATAATCCATTTAATCTACTTTATTTCAATGATGGAGAAGGCAACGGCAGCAATAATACAGGTTTCTTTTTACATTTTAAACAAGGTGAACTAGCAAGTTTAGATTTTGCAGTAAATGAAGTTATTGCTAACAAAGTAGTAAATGTAGACGTAAACAACATAAACAATAGTGATGTTTGGTTATACAGCGTAACTGACACCGGTGCTGTGGATGATATGTGGACGCAGGTACCTAGTACTGCTGGTGTAAATGTTATCTACAATCAGATTCAAGATCGTAATTTATACCAAGTAACTTCTAGAAGCAACGATCAAATTAGCTTGGTATTCGGTGATGGTGCGTTTACAAATATTCCAAGAGGCAATTTTAGACTATACTATAGAGTAAGCAACGGTCTAACATATAGAATTACACCAGACGAAATGCGCGGTATACAAGTGAGTTTTGACTACGTTAGCCGTTACAATCGTGTAGAAACAATTACTTTCCGCGCTAGTCTCAAATACACAGTGGCCAATGCCAACACACGTGAGTCAGTTGACGATATTAAACAAAGAGCACCACAGTTTTTCTATACACAAAATCGCATGATAACCGGGGAAGACTACAATACCTTCCCCTACACTAGTTATAGCACTATCACTAAGGTCAAGGCCATCAATAGAACTAGCTCAGGTCTAAGTAGATATCTTGACATCTTAGATACCACAGGCAAATACAGCAGTACCAATATTTTTGGATCAGACGGTGTGCTCTACAGTGAAGAATCTGTGGATCAATTCACATTTAATTTTAATAACTTGTTTGATATAAGACGTGTAATTTATAACCAATTGGTTCCTGACATCATTGCTGGTAAAGATCTCATGCATAATTATTACGCAAAGACAGCATCGGAACCACCACCAGAAGTTGACATTGATGCCAGTAACATGGTCAATGATCAAGTTTATCAAATTACATTCACGGGCAATACTAACTTTATTCAGTTTGGTAGTACTGATAACAATCTAGGTACTGTGTTTGTAAGCAGTAATTTAGAACGTAAAGAATTTGTACATGATGTAAAATTTGAAGTTACCTCAGCTGGGCCAAGTTATAAATTTAGTAATGCTGCTATAGTATATAATCCAACACTTAACATTGCTAGTGGCGACAAGCTGACATTTCGTATTGATACTCCAGGGCATCCGTTGTACATTAAGAGTGCAAGGGTAGCAGGTACAGCCAATGTTGTTACATCGGGCTTAATAAACGACAATGGTATTACATCAGGCACAATAACCTGGGATACTACCGGTGTTCTGCCCGGCGAATATCATTATGTCAGCCAAACCAGTGTGGCGGTGGGCGGAACTATAAACATTGCCAGTTTTGGTAGCGGTAAGGTCAAAACCGAATTAGAATGGAATTTAAGTACCACTGGTGATAGTGGTTCCACTGGATATTTTAAGTACAATAGTTTTCCTATATTTTTAACCGGTACAGGTCAAAACAAATATCTTACTGTGGGAGCCATGATTCGATTTGTGGCCCCTGACAATTTTTATTTTAACAGTGTGAACAATCTTGTACCTGGTACTCCTGACGATCCAGACAGTAGTCGTGTGTTATATGCTGCAATTACTAATATAACTGGCGATGGTGCCAATGGCGGAGTAGGTAATCTCAGCAATGGGTTAGGGCCAGTTACACTGAGTGTAAAAGTACCAGGTGGTGCTATTGTTGATACAGTAATTCCGGTATTTAAAAATGACATACCTGACAGCCTGGTCGATCAAATTACACAGTTGATATCAGGTTATAAAAATTTTGGACTAGGATATAATAAAAAACTACCAGCCTGGGTGTTGATTCCCAGCGACGAAATCACTTACAGCACTGACTGGTTAGTAAAATTTGACTACGATATAATAGGTAAACAATACTATGTTAGTTACAAGAGTTTAAAGTATATTTTTCATAGTGTTAAAGAAACTAACTTTTTCTACGATGAATCCTTGTTTACCTATGACAACTTTAATAACAGAGTCATACGTGATCATGTAAACATTCTTAAAGTAAATGCAGTACCGGGCAAAAGTGGACTGCCATTGGGCAAAGATTATAGTTGGGCTGTGCACAAACCAATTCGTAGGTCTGATGGTTACATAGATAACCGTGGCGTATATTTGACTTTCTATGATGGCAACGACGACGGTGTTCCTGATAACCCATTCATGTTTGAAACTATAGTTTTAAACACACAGAGATTAAGCACTACGATTATGGGTGCCAATGTTGAATCATATGCAGACAGTGTAAACAATTTTTATTACACATACACTGGTGATTACCCCAGCCAGTCCGATCTAGATCATTTTGTATCGCGTTTGAGCTTTAGCATAAATTCTTTAACTGAAGTAGAAAATATTATTAAGACCAGCAGAAACGCTGTGCTGTACGCCCAAGGTGCCAAGCCAAAAGATAAACTTGTTTTCTTTGAGCTGATTAGCCTATACGACAAATACGATCAATACCAGATAGTAGACAATAAATCTATAATTAGTAGTCTTAATAGTTTACGTGACATAGAAGCCATGAAGCGTAATTTTGAAGTAGGGCAGTTATTCTACATTCGTGCTTCTAATAAATTTTATCGTATAGTGTTGGATAGTGCTAAGATTAAGCAAATACAGGAAATTACCACTCCGGCTAATACTAGTCCTAAGTACATAGCTTATATGGGTCGTCAATCTCTGTATTTCCAGTACAGACACAATAGTCCAAATACACATAGGATTGATCCTAATATCAGTAATATCATTGATATCTATGTATTGTTAAACAGCTATGATCTAGATTATAGACGTTATATACAGGACACCAGTGGTGTAGTACCGGAGCCAACTGCGCCTACTGGTACAGAGTTAGCTAACAACCTAAGCGATCTAGAAAATTATAAAGTAATAAGTGATGCTATGATATTTCATAGTGCAGTATTCAAGCCTTTATTTGGTAATAAGGCTGCCGCTGAATACCAAGCTATCTTTAAAGTAGTAAAAAATGCTAACCTCAATCTAAGTGATGCCGATATCAAATTAGATGTTATATCAGCTATCAATAGATATTTTGATGTTGCCAATTGGGATTTTGGTGAAACTTTCTACTTTAGTGAATTAGCTGCATACTTGCACAAAGAATTAAGTCCTAATGTAGCCAGTATAACCATTGTACCAAAAGATTCTAATGTTGACTTTGGTACCCTATACCAAATCAATGCAGAAGCCAATGAATTATTGATCAGTGCTGCTACGGTAAATGATGTTGAAGTTATTACAGCTATTACAGCTGGGCAGATTGTTCAATCGTTGTCGGACTCGAATCGTAGCATAGGGATCTAATGGAATAAGTTATGGCTGTTACAAGAAAGACTTTGGATTTTCTGCCGGGTATATTTAGAACTGATACCAATCGTAAATTTTTAGGTAGTACCTTAGATCAACTTGTTAGCGAGCCTAGTACCAGACGTATCGATGGATTCGTTGGTAGACGTTTCAGTCCCAGCAGTTTAAGTACAGATAACTTTAAACAAGAGCCTACCAGTCGTAGACAAAATTATCAACTTGAGCCCGGTGTTGTAGTTAAGCAGGACGGCGAAATTGATGCTGTTGCCGATTACATCGACCTTATCAATAAGATTGAATACTACGGTGGCAATACTACTAACCATGATAGATTATTTGAATCAGAGTTTTACAGTTTTGATCCGTTCATCAACCTTGACAAGCTAGTAAATTACAGTCAATATTACTGGTTACCAAGTGGTCCCCCTACAGTAACCGTTAGCTCTAACACGCCGGATTTCGCAGGCAATGTTTTTAATTTTAACATAGATACCAGCACTGGTTCTCGTCGGTACAGCGTGGGAAGCCTAACCGGTAATCCTACTTTGTATTTGACTAGAGGTCAAACCTACACATTTACCCTACCAGCCGGATCATTTCACCGTGGCAAATTATTCATTCAAACACAGCCAGGCATTGATGGTATAAATGATTTCCTTCCACAGGTAAGCACCAGAGAAATTCTAGGTGTGACTAATAACGGTATCGAAATTGGTCAGTCAATGACATTCACTGTGCCTTTTAGTGATGCACAGGATAATCTTATTGATCTAGTGTTAGCTGAAGAAGTAAATTATGCTATTGCTGTCGACTTTAACACCATTGACAACATGGTCTATACCAATGGTGCCACTATTGATGCACAAGACATATATCCTGATGATAAACTGGTAATTTTTACCGGCGCTAATAATGCCGACTCTGCTTGGACAGATCGTAACGGCATGGTTATCGCAGAAGCCAATCGAAGAGGAGTATGGCGTACTGATATTGTAAGATTGCCAGACGGAACCAATCGTGTGCATTTGACTTTTGTGAGAACACTGGCAGAAAATTATCGTGTAAGAATTTTATCAGGAAATCGTCAAGGGCGTAATTTTTATAGAGTTGGAGTTACTTTCCAACTTATGCCAATGATTACTGCGCCATTAAATGTGCTTTGGTATCATAATGATACCGACGATGTCTGTGGCGAAATACGTATTGTTGATCAGAATAGTCTTGCAATAAACGTTGACAACGACATTATTGGTAAGAAAACTTACACAGTAAACAATATAAGATTTACCAATGGATTAAAAATACGCTTTGATACCACAGTACAACCAAGTACGTATCAGAATCAAATCTATGTGGTAGAAGGTGTAGGCACTGCTATTCAATTGATCCCATTTACAAACTTATTTGGATCAGACACACTAGATCAAGATTATATCGTTGGAAACAGGGCCAGTGCTGATCTTAACCCTTGGGCCAGAGCTAATAAATGGTATCACATAGATACTATAATAGAAAGTTACAGAATCAATCGTTTACCACTTACGTTTGCTAATACAAGACGTGCACAACGTCCTATCATTGAATTCAAACCAAATCTAGAATTGATAAATTCGGGGCGTGTATTTTTATCCTTGGTAGATACTTTATTTGACAGCGATAGCTACCGTGTAGTAAACGCAGTAAGAATACCCATCAATAATGCATTTACGCAGATCGAAAATAAACCATTTGATGAGCTTGCTCGTGAAAAGCTAATACTGCGCCAGGGTCAACTAGTAGTTTTTGCAAACGATACCAATGAAGTAGTTCGTAATAAGATTTACAGAATTGATTATCAAGATCAAACTACTAGCACTGCATTTACTGGTACCGTAACAGGTAATGTAACTGGACAACAAGGTCTACGCCAGCTTCGAGGAACTAACACACAGTTTTTAAGTCAGGTGTTTCCCGGAGTGGATATATTTGATGCTGCCAACCAATTTGTTGGACGAGTGGTCGCCGTACGAGATAATTACGAATTCACCATTGATAGGGATCTTGCTGCCAACGTCGTTGCAGCAGGTGGTTATAAATTTATCAGACCTAAGGTTTTATTGACCATTGTGGGCACCGCTGATAACAGGCATTGTATCTTTATTACCAAAGGCGCTAATCGTAATCGAACATATCATTACTTAAACAAGCATTGGAATCTTAGTCAACAAAAAACTGACCGAAACCAAGCTCCTTTATTTGATGTTGTACTACCGGGTGTTGATAGCGTAACTGGATTATACAATACTATCAGTTTGAGTCAATATTTTCCAAATAGTGAATTCACTGGTAGTAAACTGTTTAGTTACAAAACCAGCGAAACTAGCCCAATTGATCCTATACTAGGATTTGCTATGAGTTTCCAGGGTGCTGCTGATTTCATTGCAGATATCAATTTTGTGAATAACTATGAAGCCGATCAATTTAAGTACACCGAGGAACTTGGAGTATTCACTAGCAAAATTTATACTATTCCGGTAAATCGTGGTTATGTTCGTAAAAACGTAGGTCTAGCTGACTTTGAATTATTGACTCCGTGGAACAGTATAGGTATCGCGCAGCCTAGACCTACTCGACAGTACCAAATCATTAGTACTGTATATGATGGTTATACAAGCTACATTGAACTTGGGGCTAGACCCGAACCCAATCCTACTGCTGCTGAAGATAGGCCAAATATAAGAGTTTACGTAAACAATGATTTATTGACTCGTGAAACACCGACACAGGCTTCGAAATATAATTACGAACAGGTTGGCGTAAAACACTGTCTACGTATTGATCCTAACTTCATAGTTGCCGGTGATCGCATCGACATCGAATTCTACAGTAGAACAGCCAGTAGCTTGGCCTACTACGAAGTTCCAGACAATCTCGAATTTAATCCACAAAACGAAACTATTACCAATATCAATCTAGGACAACTACGTCGTCATTTAACTCGAGTGGCAGAAAATACCCAAGGACTAATTGGGCGTCCAATTGGTCAATCAAATATACGGGATATTGATACAGATCATAGTGCCGGGTCTATTATGCAGCATAGCTCTCCGTTGACCTATGCTATGTTGTTCTTAACTGATGACAGGCTAAGTTTTATTGATAGTCTTGAGTATGCTAAACGTGAGTATACCAAGTTTAAAAACAAGTTCTTAGAATTAAGCACAGTACTAGATACAGTGAGTGCAGATCGTATTGTGGACAGTGTTGATGCGATACTTAAAAATATCAATCAAACTAAAAAACCTGGGGACGCCTTTTATTATAGTGATATGGTACCTTCAGGCAAAGCTACCAAAATTACCAGACTGCCGGTTATATTAGACACAATAACCAATGCTGTTAAACGTAGCTATGGCGCTGTTGGGAGTTCATTTAGCAAGGATAGTTTTCCAAGTAGTCGTGCTATTCTAGTGCATTTAGATGACCGTCAATTGATATTGGACAAAGAATATAAATTTGATACCAGTGGGTTGATTCGCATAGAAAGCTCAGTTTCTCTTACTGTTGGGCAACAAATTGTGATACGTGAGTATGACAATACCGATGGGTCATTTATTCCAGAGACTCCAACCAAATTAGGACTATACCCGAAATTTGAGCCAGTAAAATATTTAGACAATACGTACCGCGAACCTATTCAAGTCATTCAAGGGCACGATGGTAGTCTTACTCCGGCATTCGACGATTATCGCGATGATTTATTACTAGAGTTAGAACGTAGAATATACAACAATCTAAAAGTAGACTATAACCCTGTTACTTTTGACCTTACCCGTATTATTCCTGGGTACTATAGGTTGACAGATTATACACTAGCTGAATACAATCGTGTATTAAGTACAGAATTTTTAAAGTGGATTGGTCGCAATCAGGTTGATTACAGCACAAATAATAATTTTGTAAACAATGACGAGTTCAGTTACAACTATAACAGAATAGTAAATGAACGTAATACCAGATTACCCGGATACTGGCGTGGCATCTACAAATATTATTATGATACCGACAGACCACATACTCATCCATGGGAAATGCTTGGTTATTCGATCAAACCAACTTGGTGGGACGCTAATTATTCCTGGACTGATCCTGTAAAACGAGCCAGTTTGATTATTAGTATAACACAAGGAATGGTTGGGAATCCTGCTAGTCCTACCACCAATCAATTATATGCTAGACCTGGCTTTAGCCAAGCTGTGCCTGTAGACTCTATAGGTAATCTAGTAAGTCCTTTACGTTTGGTGGTACGTGATTTTGATAGTGCACAATTTGCTCGTGGGTTCAGCATTGGGGATCATGGACCTGCGGAGACTGCATGGCGTCGCAGCAGCGAATATGCGTTTGCTGTACAAAGAGCAATGGCCTTGCTGAAGCCAGCACGTTATTTTGCTATGACCGCAGACACTAGCCGCATAGTCAAGACGAATACAAACGGGCTACAGTATGTTCATAGAATTACAGGTAAACGTTGGGCTACTGGTGATGTTACTCTAAACGGCGAATTTAAGAATGGTCTAACTACCAGAGCCAGCGGTTATCTAAATTGGATTTTAGGTTTTCTAAGCGGCTTAGGATTAGAGTCCAGCTCACTGGTAAGAACTAGCCTAAACAATATTACGGTAAATCTTGTACACAGATTGGCCGCATTTACAGATAAAAAGTTTATTGATGTACTAGCAGATCAAGGTAGTCCTACCAGTATAAATGATACTGTGGTGATTCCTAATGAAAATTATCATTTGACAATGAGTGCAGGGACTCCGGTCCGCAAAGCCACCTACAGCGGTGTTATAGTTGAAAAAACTTCTGCAGGTTGGTCAGTAAACGGTTATGACTTGACTTATCCTTATTTTACAGTAATACCTAGTGCTACCACCGGAAACAGTTATACTATTGATGTATTGGGTAATCGTGTTACTGTATTCACAGATTTTAGAAACGAAAAGCTAATTGTACCATATGGATTTGAATTCAGCACAATTCAGCAGTTGGGCGATTTTCTAATCAGCTATCAACGCTATCTTGTAAGCCAAGGGTTTCAATTTAATTACTACGATCCAGTGCTGGCAGTAGCACGCGATTGGGAACTTAGCGTACGAGAATTTCTAACATGGACTACCCAAGGATGGCCAGAAGGCACAGTGTTGATTCTAAGTCCAGTGGCAGATGTATTAAATTTTTATAGCAGTAATACTGCGGTAGATGGTATTTACAATCGTAGCTACAATAGTCAAATTCTTGGGCCAAATTTTAACGTTATTCCTAACACAGAATTTACTGTATTAAGAGATAACAAGGTTACCAAAATTACTACCATTAGTGGACAAACTATTGCTTTTGCTCAATTTAATCTTGTTCAGTATGAAAACCTTCTGGTGTTTGATAACACCACAGTGTTTAACGATGTGTTATATCTACCTAACCTAGGTAACAGACAATATAAATTAAAAATTGTCGGTAGCGTGACTGATGGGTGGGATGGCGATCTAACTCCGCCTGGATTTGTTTATCAAAGTGGCAAGGTAGAATCTTGGCATATCAATACTGATTATCGTAAGGGCGATGTAGTCAAGTACAAGGGCAAAAATTATACTGCTGTACAAAATATCACTGCTACTTCTACATTTAATTACAACTATTGGGTAGAATTAGATAGTATCTATGATGCAGAATTGATACAGAACTTTGCACATGATGCAGCACAGTTTGAATCGTTCTATGACGTAGATAACTTGCCAATTGATGAAAACTTCGCTAGATTCGCTATGAGTTTGATTGGTTATCGTAATAGATCATACCTAGAAGATCTTGGTATGAACATGATTACCCAAACCAAGTTTTATCAAGGCTATATCAAAGAAAAAGGCACCTACAATGCGGTACGTGCTCTAAGCAGGGCACATTTTGATAATTTAGATAGTTCAGTTGAAATTTATGAAGAATGGGCTGCACGAGTAGGTGAGTATGGTGCTATTGACAGCAATCCAGAAATCAATTTAATAATTAGAGAAAGTGTCTATAACGATAATCCTATTGCGTTAGAGTTTTTAGATTATAACCAGTTACCTACATCACGCAGTGTTCCTGCGGTATATCCTAACCAATTACTAACTAAAAAACTAGATTATACCAAAAACATATTTCTTAATCGCAACCCAGATTTTAAAACCGAATTGAATCATATTGAGATGTTCGGGGATAGTTCAATCTGTGGACAGCAGCCTAAGTCGTTGGTAGCATATAGTATTGCTGGAATTGAAACTGCATCCTATAGTGTAGAAGTTATACAAGCCAGCGAAAACTATAGCGTCACAATGGTATATTCTAGCAACGGCGGAACCATTGTAGACAGCATTGGGTCTGGTGTTAGATTTGACCTGCGTATTACCAGTGAATTCCTACTAGAAAGTCTTGAATATCAAATTGATGAAGTTGCAGCAGATGAACAGCCGGGAACAATCTCTGGCCTCGGTGAATTGTCGGCTGGCGAAGTTGATCCTGGCACTATATTAAATCTTCATGTTACCAGTTTGGATTCTGAAGATCTGAGCTACAGCATTGAAGTACCTAGTCCCGAAGATATTCCTGGCAGTACCACCGATACTGTACGGTTAGTTAAGATTGTACCGGCAGGTGAACAGATCAAGTTCGGTGTGACCGGTATTGACAACAACGAAACACTATGGTACAGCATTGAGACTCCCACTAATGATGATGCTCCAGGTTCGATGACTTATGATGAATTCATCACTGCCTGTACTATAGATCGTGTAACAAATCGTGTCCCTGACACTCCTGATTACTTGCTATATGAAGCATTAGATGATGATATTCGCGCTGCGGTAATTATTCGTTCTGTTGGTAATAGTACCAGTGGTAACCTGCTATATGGCGAAGATGGAGCTAATCAACTATGGCCAGATGAAATTGATGCTGACATAGTTGTTATAAATCATGGTATGCGTGATGCTGAGTTTAATGTTAGTTTAGGTGAATATAGAAATAATCTAATTCAGCTCAGAAAGAGATTGCCTGCACAAAAAATTGTAATTTGGTTGACGCCAACACCAATCTATACCGGACTAACCAATATTGTTGCTTTACCTGATCCAAGATTGGGATGGGCTCGACGAGTTGACATCAACAATTATGTAACAGTTATGCGTCAGGTTGCACGATTGTACGGTGATTATTTGGCCGACGCTACTAATATTCCAAATTGGTTTAGTTATTTGACTGAGGATGGTATACATCCTAATCAACAAGGCTATCGTGTATTAGTCGATACCGTACTGGCTCCACAAGTACGAGAAGCTGTACGTGATTTATCTAGAAGAAAACTCAAGAAATATGAGGATGACATAATCAGTGCAGGTTATGTAAATCGTAACGACGTTGATGAATTGATATTTGACATCACTAAGTATGTACCGACTACAGACAAACTTGAAAGCTACTACTCAGGTTACAAAATTTGGGTAGCAAAAAACTACAACAAGGATTGGCAAGTATATAGACTGCACCAGCATGATCTTAACGTAATTGCTGCCGAACCAGACTTAGACAGTAGATTTACCTTTGTATGTGACCAACCACATAACTTGAAGATCAACGACGCTGTGGCTATTCGTAATATCAATTCTGTGATAGATGGTTTTTATCAAATCTACCAAGCTGATGATCTGACATTCACTGTGTTTGGTACTGAAGAACAAATACGCTATCTCGATGGCAATGATGTAGCAGGCAAAACCGGAGAGTTGTTTGCATTTGTGCAAATGCGTTTTGCTTCTATCAAACAAAGGGATCTAGCTGAACCTGTCGACGGGTGGTTGCCAGATGACTTATTGTATGTAGATGATACTGGATTTGGAACCTGGGCAGTTTACAAGCCGCGTATCATTGATGTCGATTATGTCACTGATTATGTGGACACGGTTGTACTAAGCAATGTATACAGTGTGGTAGCGCATGATTGTGATTTTCCTGATGACAGTCTAGTAACTGATGTAAGCGACGGCGAAGATATAAACTTTTGTGTAACTAGTGCCAATGAAACAGAAACATTATACTGGACCGTTGAACAACCGGCTGGTGACGATCTTGTGGCCACAGTAGTTACTACAGGAATCAGTAACACTTTATTGACAACTACACAATTAAGATCTGTAAATCGATATGACTTAGTTGAAGTCAAGCGTGAAACACCTAAGGTTGACATTGACAGCATAAACAATCTTTACCTATATGATTATATCAGTAAGCGTATACTAGCACGTTTAGATATATTAGATCCTGCTAAAGGTCGTGTACTAGGTGCTGCACTACAGGATATTGATTTTACTAGTACCTATGATCCAGCTCGTTATCGCTATGCCGAAAATTATATAGCTACTCAAATTGACACTGAATATTACTGGGGAGAGGAGCAAGTAGGTACTTACTGGTGGAACATAGATACTTGCAGATATTTAGATTACGAACAAGACAGTCTTGATTACAGATTAGAAAATTGGGGTCGACTATTTCCAGGATCATCAATTGATATCTACGAATGGATCAGCAGTGATGTAATTCCTTCTGAACACGTTGATCAAGGTCGCGAAGGTATTCCATTGTATGCAGATGATTCGCGTTACTCAATGAGAATACATTTAGACCCGGCCACCAATGCTTACCGCACAGTTTACTATTTTTGGGTCAAAGGACGTATTCCTCGTTACAATAAGAACAAGCGTAATAGCACCTATGTGATTGCAGATATGATAGCTAATCCTATTCAACAAGGGATACCTTATCTGGTAGCACTGCGCGATAATGCTATTGCATTATACAATGTTGGTGCGTACCTGCAAAACGATACTACTGCGCTTTTCGTCAGCAGTAAAAAATTGATCAACGAAAATATTGTTCATACTGATTATCAATTGATACAAGAAGGCAACGAGGACAGCAAGTTTCCTGCTCGTGTAGAAAATAAGATCATTGACAGTATAGCTGGCATAGATGCTTATGGCAGATATGTTCCTGATAATAATTTATCAACCACAGAAAGAGTTGGCTATGAATTATTCCCAAGGCAAACTGTTATTGCTAATAGGTTTAAAGCAAGACGTAATGTAGTTCTTTACGCAAATGAAGTAATGGCACGTTATCCTATTGCAAGACGTGTAATAGACAGATACCGTGTTAGTAATGATAACTTTTACGCAAGTCATGAACCTTTAAGTACAGACTACGATATTGCTATCGCCAACTTTGCTTCATTGGATGCTATTGTTCCTGTTGACAACAATCGTGTTTTGGTACAGATCGATGAAGCCTCAGACAATTACTGGAGCATTTATCGATGTGTGAAAATAATAGATCTCGCTAATACAGCTGATCAAAATGCAGACCAATATTATAACTTGTACAACAAGATTATAGCTGAACAAAAAAGTATTAGACAGCCCAATGGCGATATTATTAAAAAATACAATATTTTTGGTTATAAACGTTTACAGCGTCAAAGCTATAAAGTACCTAACCATTGGAGTTTCATCAATTGGTACGCCGAAGGATACAGCGATCTAACTGTGCCTACATACACTGTTGACCGTGTTCCGGATCTGCATAAATTACAATTAGGTGACGGAGACACAGTAAAGATTCTCCAAGTTCCATTTGGAACTGTAGATTTTCAGAATCCTAGTAATACCATGCTACAAAAGTTTGAGATATATGAATTCAAACTAGTAGATAACAAGTTACAACAACGGTTGGTTGGATTACAAGATGGCACAATCAAGATCAGCGAAAACTTTTTCCTTGAACAAGGCTTCGACAGCACTGCTTTTGATAGTAATGAATTTGACTTTAGTATTGACACAGAGTTTAGATATATTCTACAAGGGTTAAAAGAAGACATATTCGTTGCCGACCTGGAAAATGAATATAACAAATTGTTGTTTTATATCATTGACTATATCCTTGGCGAACAGCGTTACATTGATTGGTTCTTAAAGACCAGTTTCATTACTTTAAAGTACCGTGTAAATGGTCTGTTACAGTCGCCTAGTTATGTACAAGATAGACAGCAAAATTTCGAAGATTATGTACAAGAAGTTAAGCCATATCGTGTTAAGTTACGTCAGTACATCTTGAATCACGGACAAACAGATATTCTAAGCACAGGTATTAGTGATTTTGATTTGCCAGCTTACTATGATTTTACCTTGAACAGATTCCGTAGTCCCAACGGTGAGATAGATTACATTGACGAGCTACAGTTAGCTAAACCTGAATACAGAGATTGGTTTAACAATTATCGTTACAGTCTAGCTAATGTGGCTATTGCTAGTGGAGGATATGGATATTTTGGTTGTCACGATGGTCGAAACACTCCAGTGCTGGTAGTAGACCGAGTTGACACTGAGACTGGTGCTAATGCTGCTGCACGTTTAACTGTGGGTGGTACAACATCAGCAATTACCGCAGTCACAGTGACCAATCCGGGATCTAATTATGTTCAAACTCCTCGAATTAGCCTGATTGGATATGGTGGTACCAGAGTAAATGATCTTATTGTAGACGATTATCGTGTAGTCTCCATTGGTAGCAATGATTCGTCAAAAGGTGCAAAAGCAGATTTCGGTCTTTATAGACAACGTCGTAACGCACTAACTAACTTATATGTAAGTACTGATGCAACTTATGTGTTACATAAAATTCGTAGATACGATGGTAAAGTTACTTTTACTGGTAAGTATCAAACCACTACCGGCGCCGACGAAGCTCGCAAACTAGCATTTGAACTTGGTATTACCAACGCTGACTCTATAGTAGTAATACATACCTATGGTGATGCTGCTGCTAATAGAATAGATGAGCTGCAAGAACAAATGTATCGTTGCGGTGCCAGCGAAGAAGTTTTTGGTTCCTTAAACTTTATGTCTGGTGCAGCGTACATACTAGTAGGTATTCCCGGAGTAGGTAAAGGCAATGGAATAGAAAACTACAGTGGACTTACCGCTAACAGTAGTACAGCATATGCTAGTTTAGTATTTAGGTTACAGCGCGGGCGATTGGTACCTATTTCTGCAGACCCGCATATCTATAGCATTGGTGCACCTATTGCGTTCCCTGCCAATTTCCCAGAAAATCAAATCTTTACTTATGCTAACAAGCAGTGGATCAGAATCAACAATGAATCTACTCGCCCCGGCTGGGCAGTATATAAAAGACCAATTGGTATGTTAGCAGGTGAAAAGGAATTTGTTCGCGCCCAATTGGTGCCTGTATTGGGTAACAATCCTATACGTAAAATTAAAACTGTACTGCGATTCGACCGTATTAGTAGAGGTAGTAATTTAGTTGATTGGACCGCTAACACAGCCTATAGTGCAGGAATCTACCTGGTTTACGGTGGCAGAGTTTATCTTGTGAAAGAAAATATGCCTGCTAGTGCAGTATTTTTATTTAATAATACAGAAGAAGTAGGGGCCGATGCTGCTCTGGCTGCAACAAGAAATTACAGAAATGGGTACTTTGATAATGCCAATGATAGAATAATGAGTTACTACGTGCCCAGCGAAAGCAACGGCAATGTACCTAAGGAATTATCAAGGTTAGTGGACGGTTTACAAGTTACCAGCAGTATTGTAGCGTCCCAGGCCATTGGCCCTGATACAATATTGTTAGGAGATGCTCAAAGTAGCGATCAGGGTATACTCAGTGGTAATATTAAGGTATCCGGCGGACGCTTTGTAGACAGTATGTTTAGTGTAAGTCCTGAAGAATTACTGCCAGGAATAACCTACGATACCATAAACATCAGATTAGAAGATCAAACTGATCCTACAAAGAATGTTAAAATCTTTGTAAACATGAACCGTCAAACCACATACCTTACACATGGCGCAGTTTATACAACTACTCTTGCTCAAGCAGTAAATATCAACGATACCACAATTACTGTCCAGGATGGTAGCGTACTGGCCGAACCGAACCCAGGAACATTGACTCCAGGCATAATTGAAATAAACGGGGAAAGAATAAGTTACTATACAAAAACAGGTAATGTGCTAGGACAATTACGTAGAGGAGTTGGTGGTACAGGAACTCCTGCTCAACATCTGACTGGCAGTCGCGTTGAAGATGTTGCACAGCGCAGAGTAATACCAGCACCGGTATCTAGTTCACCGTTATAACCCAGGAAATTAGCTATGATAAATATAGAAACAACTCAACCTGAACCTCAGGAACCAGTGCCGGAGTCCGAAGTCGATGATACCAGTGGTATTGTGGTAACAGGCTTTTTAAGAATTTCGGATCCAGAATCAGGTGAAATTATTGTGCAAGGTCGTGCTTAAAAATGGAAACAAACAGAATACAAATATCTGGACATGTAAAAATTTGGGATCCTGAAACCTCGCAGGTATTAGTTGATCGCCATAATGCCATACACTATGAAAACATTAGTGAAGCGTTAGCCTTTAGCCTAGCACACAAAGGTAGTAATTTTGTTGCCGAAATGCACTTCGGCAAAGGTGGCACCAGCATTGATGCCACCGGTGCTATTGTGTATCTGCCGCCGAATGTCAACACTCAAAACAGTGATTTATACAACCCTACATTTTTTAAAAGTGTAGATGAAAATGATGAAAATAACGCAGACCCAATAAGAAATAATATGAGTATTAGACATATTCCTGGCACAGTCTACAGCGATGTGTTAGTAACTTGTTTAATTGACTATGGTGAGCCAGCTGGCCAATTGGCATTCGACAATGCCAGTACCATAGAAAGCAATTTTATTTTTGATGAGTTAGGTCTGAAAGGATGGAGTGCAGCCGGTCCCGGAACTGGTAAATTACTAAGTCATGTAGTTTTTCATCCTGTACAAAAAAGTATAAACCGTTTAATACAAATTGATTATACCATAAGAATACAGAGCTTGACTAATCTTACCGCATGAGTGAATAAATGGATTACTTAATAAACAAAGCCAATGGTGATCTGCTAGTAAGGGTACGCGAAGGTACTCTAGATACTACCACTACTAGTTTAGCCCTAGTTGGCAAAAACTACTCGGGCTATGGTGAAAGTATCAATGAAAACCTGGTACATCTACTAGAAAGTCATGCAGGTGAAACTGCACCGAGAGCGCCGTTACGTGGGCAGTTGTGGTTTGATAGTGTAACGAAAATTCTAAAAGTATTTGATGGTTTGGAATTTACCAATGCCGGCAACGGTATTACTTTGGATCAACAAAGCAACATACTACATTATCTCACATTTGTTGAAGTAGAAGCAGGTGCTCCACCATTTAAAACAGCCAAAGAAAAAGGTATAAGTTTTCATCCACTAAGTGGACACGTTGGAATAAACAAAGCCAATCCTAGTGCAAGCATGTTGGAAATAAATGGTGGCACAACTCCTATCAGGAACTTGGCTCCACCTATCAGTACAGTAAATCTGGGTGAAACTGTAGTACATGTTCATGGCGACGATAATAAGAGTTCCAGACTGGTTGTGGACAGTTACGGTCATCTTATCAATGAAAGTGTGTTTGGATCCAGTGTAAACCTGCGCCGTGCTAGAAAAATCAATAATAATCTCACTGCGCTACAAATTTATGATACCATTGGTGGTGTATTTGGGCACGGCTATGATGGACAAAGTTACACCAGGTTCCAGGCCGGCATGGTATTTAAATGTGCTCAAGACTGGGACAATAGCACACATGCCACCGATATTGAATTTTGGGTAACGCCAGTTGATGGGCTTATCCCACTTAAAAAAGCTACATTACATGGCAATGGTGATTTTAGAGCATTAGGCGATGTTATAGCTTTTACCAGCAGTGATATTAGACTTAAGACCAATCTACAAAAAATCGCAGACCCACTACGCAAAGTTGTTAGCCTAGATGGCTGTACCTATAATTACAATGAATATGCCATTGGCAAAGATCAAACCAAACGGGAAGTAGGTATAATAGCACAACAAGTTCAAGAAGTCTTGCCCGAAGCTGTGGAAAAACGTGAAGATGGATTCCTGGCTGTGGATTATGAAAGAATGGTTCCGCTCTTAATAGAAGCTATTAAGGAACTCAAAACCCAAATTGATGAGTTAAGTAAAAAGGTTAAATAGGAACGGTTGTGACGCTACCCAAGTGGACTAATGAACCTAGCTTAACTCCATTATCACTTAAACAAATTCAAGATGAATTTGGTTGTGAGCCAATTAAGTTTGCAGCGTTTGTACCTCCACCACTTCCGAGTCCTGCAATAACTAGCAGTACTACCGCTGGTATAATAATTGGGCCGCCTACCACTGCGACTCCTACAACCAGTGGACCCGTTGTATTACCTAATCCCTTTGATGGATATAATGAAACTCTAACCACTACGCCTGGTGGTACTTTGTCTGGTGGTGTATATACAGTAACAATTACTGCAAAAACCACATTAGAAATTAGATTAGCCAATGGCGTACCTAATACCACAGTTGATTGGAAAAGTAGTCGCAGTTCAGAAAATTATACCTTAGGTCCAGCGAATCGGCAACCCAGTGGCGGATATGTAATAAAAGAATTTTTTGAAAATACAGGCACCTTTGTTTTCCGTGCTACGTTTACACCAACTCAGCATACCAGAGTACTAAATGTTATAGTTATTGCCGAGGCTGTAGATGATCCTAGACCGCTTACAGTTACTCCAGTTGCTAATCCAGTGGATAGCTATCAACCAGTGCAAGTTAGTATAACCGGACATCCAGGTGATACCATACGCTGGTTTTATATAGATCCTGATATTGAGGATCTGTACTTTGATCATTATCCTGATGTAGCTGCAAGCTACGCTCTAAACAATCAAAGCAAGAGCAAGAGAAAGTTCGGCGATGACCACTTTACACAGTTTGGCAACGGTGAAGGTCGTAAAAATTACGCAGATCTACAAAAACTACCGAGACCAGCTGATTCTGAAGTTAAGTTAAGCGCAGCAGGAACTGCCACAGTTGATATCAGTGGGGGCACAGGGTATCTTGGGCGTAGTACTTTGTACAGGTGGAATTTTGTAGGCTACAAAAGCTCAGGCGTCAAATTGGTAAATTTTACAATTGAGCCAATCTATTACATACAAGTAAGAGGCGCTACCACTGCCAAATTGAATACCACAGTTACTTTGCAAATTTCAGGGCCGCCCGGCGACACAGTGACCTATACAAGATTAGATACCAATGTGTCTAATACTATTACGTTAAACTCAACAGGTGCTGGTACTCTTAGTGTCACGTGGTTGAACTCAGTTCAGACTTATGATATTAAATTTAAAGGTCTGAAAGCCAGTAACACAGTATATCATGGTATCACTGTAAGAAATTATGTTATTGCAGTTTCACCTGCTAGTGCAGTAGTAGAAACTGGCGATGTTGGCGTACAGAGGGCTTTGGTCACAATCAGCGGAGCGCCCGGTGAAACTGTAACCTATGAATGTACTAGTTTAGCTGTGAACAACCGAGGCACATTCAAATTGGATTCCGTCAATGGCACTGCCGAAGGCGATATTATAAACGGTAGCTATCTAGCTCCTGGGACTTATGTATGGAATCTTACAGGCGACATCAGCACTAACACTGTAACTTATACTTTAGTAGTAATTAAGTATAATGAAGTAATAGGTCCGGGCACCAGTCCTTACAATAACCCTATTCATCAAACCATACAAATCACTGTCAGTGGAGGTAAGCCAAATACTGGTCTTTACTATAGCTGGACTGGACCCAATGGTATCACAGGATCCAGTGATGCAGTTGGTCCTGGGTTGTCTGGGCGGTACCAGATAAAGTTAGACAGCACTGGTAACTACACAGCACTGGATGCCAGATACGGTGTTGCAGGAACATATACTTATAGATTTGAATTTGAAGGCAGCGGTAATACCAGACAGTATGTGGTAAATGTAACATCTCAGCTATTTACAGTAGAACATAAAAATTACACTATAAATCAATACTTGGCTGCGTACCATTGGGATCAACCTATGCGAGTCACTATAAAGGCTAATCCCGGTGACAGGATTAAGGTTGGCCGTCCTACCTATCCTACCTTGGTAGACAATCCCCAAGACATAGGAGACGGGGGAATATATAGTAGATGGGAAGAAGTCACTTACTACGAGGGTCAAATTGATTCTTTAATTGACACTAGCTACTATGGAAAAAATTTAAATGGATTTCCGGAACGGACTATAGTTAGCACTGGTGATGATCTTGTAGATATCAATGGATCCGTAGCAGCAGGTATACCGTTTATTACTCAATTTAATAAAACAGTAAGAGGTTATAAAGATGGTTTTGATTTGGAAAATCAACCAATCAAAACCATCGATTACGTTGAATTTATTCCTTATACATTTACTTTCACTAATCTAACGTCTCAGCGGGTAATTACTCAAACGATATACATTTATAAGTATGTTGATAGAACTTACATTGATTTAAGCGGTCAAGGTGATCAAAGTGGTGGACCCACTGAATAACAGGTCATAAGTAATAATATGTCTAAACAGTTTATTGTACGATTAAGAAAAAACGGTAAAATTGTAGCTAACTCACAAATAGTTACTATAAATGGCCTGGGCGATGGCTCAGTGAGTTCCAATGATTTTTCTGATCGTATCCTACGTGCGAATTTTACTACTGTCAGTGGCGTAGCTAGTTTACGAAAGATAGTTACCACACCCGGCTGGACCTTAATTGCTACAAATCCCGCCATCAACGGTGGTATAAACCTAAATTTTAGTTGGTCAACTACACGTAGAACTGTTGATGCTATTAGTTGGTATGCTGTTTATCCTGATACCACAATAATTTATTCTGGACCGGCACTATCAAACACCGGTTCTCCATTTAATTTATACACACCCGGAACATCGGGTAGTTTCTTTGTACCAACTTTACCGGTTGGCACAGAACAGCAATTTCAAATTGTTTTGTATAACGGAAACCTTAGTTCGGGTACATTTTTAGCAAGATCAGGAACATGTACAGTACAAGCATTACGTTTAGAAGTTTCCGGTGCTAGCCCAATCAATGTAGGTAATACTGTATTGGTTAAGATCAAAGGTGCACCATTTGAAGTGGTAAACTACACTGGGGAAACCAGTGGTCAGGTTACATTAGATTATAAAGGTGATTTTTACGGTAGTCTAACCAGTAGTGTCACATTGGGCATTGGAAATTATACTTGGACTTTTGATGGTAGTATTACTGATAACGTAGAACAGTTGACAGTAAAAATTACTAGTGGTAAAGCACTATCTGTGACTGGACCTAGTAAGGTTGCCAAAGGCAAAATGTTTACTGTGTTTATCAATGGTGAACCCGGCGACGAAATCAAAGCCACTCCTAGTGGAGCGCAATTAGGACAACCACCATTATTCTTTTATCTGCCTGCCACAGGCCCGTCAGCTGGCAGCACCACAGCAGATCTTAGTAAGAATGGCAACTTAGCAATCGGTACTTACAATTGGGTATTCAGTGGTAAGACCAGTGAGCCAGCCAGAAATTATCAAGTCAGCGTTGAAGAATTCATCCTGCGAGTTAAGGGTCCAGCTCAGGCTCTAAGTAATAGTCCAGTGGTAGTTCAGATCAGTGGTGCTCCTGAGGAAAATGTAGAAATACGCAGATCTGGAGTACAAAAACTCACTAAACGCTTGTTATCAGATGGAAACATCAATGTTGACGTCAACGCAGATCGTAGCTTAATCAGTGGAGAGTATACGTGGGAATTTGATGGTGATGCAACTTTCAATACTCCTAATCCTACTCACACTGTGACCATAGTCAGTGAATATAGCATCAATGTGTTTGATGGTGACGGCTTAACCTATAGTAATGTATATGTACAGGGACAACCGATCAATGTAGCCATACATGGTGCTCCTAGTGAAAAAATTACAGTACGCCGCGACAGTAACAACGACGGCGTACCCGATGTAACAGATCGTTATACATTCCTTGATGCATTTGGCAGCGGCAGTATCAACCTTGCTCCTACTACTTTAGCATTAGGAAACTACATGTGGAATTTTACTGGTAATATCAGTAAGAATCGTGCTTATTGGCCAGTCAGTGTAGTGAGTGTAAAAAATATCTCAGTTACTCCAACGAGTCCACAGACTATCTTAGTTGGTGAGCGTGCCAATGTTATTGTAGATGGCAATCCTTATGAATTAGTTACATCAACCAGAGCAGGCAGCGAATCAGTGGATTTTGCACTTGATGTAACTGGTACAGCCAGTGGTGATTTATTTAAAGGACTTAGTCCTCCGGTTGGTTCATACAAATATTATTTTAGTGGAACCAAGGCCCCTAACAAAGATTATCCATACCAGGTAAATGTGTTAGCTGCGCCTATAGTGCCTGTGACCCCAAGTTATACAGTACGTGCTAAGAATCCCCAAAACAATTTAACAATAACCAGCGCCGGCGAAGGTGATAGTATAAAATTTGAAGTTGAGTCAGTTGGGCCTCCTCTTAACACTACCTTGGCTTATACAATAACTGGTATTGATGGTAATGATGTCACAGTAACTAGTTTCTTATCTGGTGCATTGGTAGTTGGTGATGATGGATATACTAAGGCCACTGTAACAGGGTTCAGTAGTGTGGTATTACCTCTGCGAATGGACGAACTAACAGAAGGCACCGAGTATGTCAAGTTTCAATTGACTATTGCTCCTACTGCTAATGTAACCATACCAATCACTGATACCAGCAAGTCACAGTTAGCAATGATTGTTCATCGTGGTGGCAGTAACCAAGTACGCGAAGGTCAAGTTGCTATATTTGATGTGACTACCAGCAACGTACCAAACGGGCGTACTCTATATTATAGAGTTTTTAAAGCAGCTGGTTATAATGAAGTGGTAGCACTAGACTTCCAAGGTGGTAGCTTGGGTGTTGAAAATAGTTTAGTTCGTGGTAGTTTCACTGTGACAGCAGATGATTCAACCGGAATTGGGTCTGGCAGTTTCCAATTTAATATTGCCAGTGATTCATTTATTGATGCTGATGAAGCATTTATTGTGCAAGTATGGAAAGACCCAAGTAATAAAAATACCATGGTTGGTATAACTAATGTACCTATTAGTATAATTGATGCTAATACACCTAGTGCCGATTTTGAAATTACTAACTTTTATATTCTTAGTGTAGTAGATCAGTGCATCGATGCATTTTGGTCAGTGACTGGTAATATCATTGCACACGAAGTTAGATACACACCAAATGCTAGTAACTATAACTCTGATAATAATTATCAGGCCTACAGTATCATAAATCCCGGTAATGCAGTATTCACTGAGCTAAGTTGGGGGCCGATACCAGTCGGTCTACAAACAGAATCTGGATTCACGCATACTTTTAGACTATGGGTGACTGGTACAGATGGTACAAGAAAATATCGCGATGTAACAGCATTGATTCGTCATCCAGCTAGTTTAGTAAATTACGGGCTAAACACTGTTAGTAATGTACCGTTCTTAGTGAACGAAGGCGAATTCTTAGACATGATTGTCGACAGTAATTCCAGTGGATCTGTGTTTATTACATTCGACATGGCCGGGCAGATGACCAGTAATGTTACGTCTAGTGCTCTAAGTCTTAACACAAGTACCGGTAGATGGACTAGAGTTTTTAGAGTAACTAGTACCGAGGACACAGCATATACCGGAAACAGAGATGTCAATGTACAGATACGTACCGGCAGCATAACAGGTAATATTAAAGTACAAAAGCCTGTAACCATTGTTGAAGATGATCCGAATTATTCGGGATGGACTATTGAGCCAGCTGATGTTGATGACGTTATAGGGGGTGGTTCGTCGGCTGTGTTTGATGTGACAATACCAAGTGGTCAAAGAACAGCCGCGCAAGGACAAACATTTTATTGGTTCCTTACAGTACCAAGTTCAAACACAGCCTTTTCGGGGTCGGCGGTTAGCTCAAGCAATCGCAGTGGAACCGTGGTAATTCCAAGCACACATCCATTTCAGATTTCGGTGCCCACTAACACCATAACTGGTGCAGCACAACAAACAGAATTAGTTATTGCAATCACTAATTCTATAACTGGAACTCAAGTAGGTAGAAGTAGCGTACTAACTATAGCTTCTGCACCAACAATAACATATCCTACAACATCAACACATGGCACACTGTTTTCCTGGAGCATTTCCGGTGCTCAGCCTAATGAAGGATGGTTTGCTCAAACTACTACAAACTGGCCTGGTGGCGGAGCAGCGTCAAGAATACCTGGCGTAGGGTACTTGTATGTAAATGCGTCTGGTAGTGCAAGTTATACCGACGGTAATTGGGGTTCAATTGCACCTGGCTATACAACCAACACAGGCGCAGTTACAGTGCGCTTCACTTTTGAAAAGTCTGGACTAACTGTGGATAAATCCCATACAGTAAGTGCAGCAGCAACTACAGCAGCACCGACCACAGCAACACCGACCACAGCAACACCGACCACAGCAACACCGACCACAGCAACACCAACCACAGCAACACCGACCACTTCTGGTACCACAGCCGCACCAGCAACCACCGTGTCGCCTACTACATCAAGTGCCAATCCTTATGCTGGCAATTTACAGTTTGGAAGAGTCCCTACTGGACAAGTAGATGGGGATGGTGTACCTATCGCGTATGATGGATTTAAATATGCAAATAAGGGAAATATTACACGTATTGTAGTAAAGACAAGACTTTCTGGCGCATTATTACCGTCTGAATATGATCAAATGACAGACCCACTCGGGGCCGAAGAAGTTCGTTATGACAGTACTTGGCCCGATAGCAGTTATTATGATTCCGATGGCGTACAGCAGCCAATAAGTTATGCTCTACCTGCTAATAATGTACTTAAAGTCTTCCCAACTAGTATAGGACACAGTTATGAACAGTATGTCCAATTGGACGGTGGTCGTCTCGCATCTAGAATATTTGTGTACGAAAATAACAGCTCCACACCCAATTGGAGTTCGACACACAGTTCTAATCCTTCAGACTTTGAAAGATCGGGCGGAACTATGACCAGCGGCGGTGGTGACATTGATGGTAATGTTGAGCCATTGACCACTACAACTACAACATTACCCCCAGCGTAGTAAAAAGTAAGTAATATCCTGCTCGGTCAAACGAGCAGCGATCTGGTACTTATACCCGTATAACATATAATCCACCTGACGCTGCCAGATAGGTGTTTCGAGAGCGTTTTCCATAACCCACCGGCCTTTCTCACTTTGTTGAAATTCCCATAAGTGATGACCAGCGTAGAGATCTGGATCATCTACATCTCCCATAGAGAATTCATGTACTACAATACTACGACCCTGACCCTGACTCTGCGGCAAGGGATTCTGCCATTGGGAAGATTTGGGTAATAGCTGCGGCACAAGCCCTGGCAACTTCGACATGTTCTTGCTGAGTGCCATGGGCGCTCCTTAATTCAATATAGTGTATCCATGATCTCAACGTACCATTCATGTACAATCGACTTTCCATTAAGCCTTCGGGTAGTACTGCGCGAGCCTGTTCTTTGGCAATACCATTTTGTATAGCCCATTCATAAGCAAACTTGGCTTCTCGTATAACATTGTCCTGCAAGGCTTGCCAAGAGTCTTGGATAAGACTATTGTTGGTAGGAATACTATTCTGTCTATTCTTAGGATCCTGTAACCTAGCTTCACGATGTACAAAGTTTAAGTCCTTTGTTGGATCAGCATAGCGTTGGCTAAACTCTTGGAAACTGAAACTACGATGGCGTAGGATTTGTCTAGCAATATCTCTAGTAGTAGTAATTTCTAAACAGGCACTAACCATTTCCAGTGGTGACCAGTGCTGATGTTTAATCAAATAACGAATAAGTCGTTCACTGGTTTCTGTGTTTAATTGATTGCTGGGATTACTTACACGGGCGCAATAAGCAATAAGATCCTGTGCATCGGGTGGGAGATGTCGTTCATATTCCGCTAACATCTCCTTAGCGGCCTGCGAATAACTAATTAGTTTTACTTTCATAAGTCCTTTAAGATTTCATCAGTGATAGGTTGAACACGTTGAGCAACATTGTCGATACTGATCAAAAAGTCTATATCAATGATAAAATCCTCAATGGCCTTGAATTTAAGATCTAACATTTGTTCAATGGCCGAAGGATCGCTACCTGATTCAAGAAGCTGTTTAATATCAATGTCTACTCTAGTTCCATCTATTAAGTTTACACTGATTGTCAACAATAAGTCAATTGGTATATTGCCCTTATCTACATCTCGTAAAATGCTTTTCCACTTAGCTTTTTCTGAAACACTAATCTTTTTTAGTCTTGGTGGCTTTTTTCTTGGTGGTCGGGGCATTTAGGTTAGGGTCCAAACTTTTTGCTTCTGTTTCCAACACTTCTGCTTCTTGTAATAATCTAGCAGCATCTGCTCGCATACGATTAGCTTGTTGTAGCCTGTCTCGAGCTAGCTGACTATCACTCAAAACATCAGCTATTGATTCTTCTACTACTGCATTTGCTTGAACTGGTTCACCTAGATCACGACCAGGTTTTTTCCGAGCAGCTTTTTCTTTAGCTCGTTCAATATCTTGAAGACGTTTGGTTGCAGCTTCACCTTTTTCCATTTCGTCTAATATAGTATTTAACTCATCCAACTGTATTTTGCTATTGTTGTTGGGAGTGATAGTAACTTGACTGGTTTGAACTTTTTTGATCAATCCATCGGCGTGCAAGGCTTCAAGAGCGTTACGTCCGTCGGGTAGTATGTTTCTATGCAGTACATCGCTGAAACTTTTAGCTTGTTGACCGGTACTACCTTCCAAGATTTTCATTATGTTATCGTGGTATAGACTTGGCAGTGAATCGCTGTAGCTCACTAAACACATATGTTCTTCGCCAGGGACTTCTCTAAACAACAATATTATTCGTTTACCCTTGTGGGTACCAACATGTTTCATCATGATTGATCTCCTTGGTCGGACATGGGTTTCTTGACCTCAACACCGGCACCTTCTAAAAAGGTAACCAGACGGTCATACAGTTGACCTACCACTGTTAGTTCATTGATTTTCCAAACTCCTCGTTCGGTAACTACTCTGAGGATTTCAACGACCGATGCAATATCTTGCAGCGTAATATTTGGTCGCTGTTCTGGACTATTTGATTCTTCAGACATTAGAGCACTCCATAATCTAGTACGTTTATTTAACGATAGATTAGGAGCCAATTAAAATTTGTTTAGCTCTGGTAGTACAATAGCAAAATAACTAGCTTCACTGTGAATTTCAAAAGCAGCTCTTTTGTTCATGGTGACATATTTTTTGTTACTGGTTGAGTCACGATTGATAGAGTAAGCATCACCAAAATAAAAACGACCCTGCAGATTTTCCCAAATCCAGTCGCGTAATCGTTTTTCCGCAGTGGTAATACCAAAGTCCACCGCAAAAAAATGCGGTGGACAATGTTCCAGTTCACGTAGACCAAATGTGTTAAGCGGGTTAGGCTGATACTTTCTCACGGTCGTCTTCGATAACAATGTTAGGGCGATCTAGATCCGCTTGAGATACTTCAGGCATGGTCAAACGGTCTTCAAGGCACACTTGAGCAGCCTCAACGAAAGTCTGCATCAAATGGGTCTGTTTGGTAATATCTGCAATCTCAGCACTACGAGCTAGATCATCTAAGGCTTGTTCACACTTGAACAACCTCCGCTGAAAATCTAAGATAAGCTCTCGTGCTGCCTTGATCTTGGTGACTGATTTAGGATCAATAATTTCCATTATTGCTTTGCTCCTTTCTTAGAGTCCTCGTAATGTGCCCAAATACCAAAGGGCGGCTCGGCATTTTTGTTACCTTTGATAATCCACACAGTATCGCAGTAGTCTGCGTCACCCCATGAACCATATGGCATACCATCTGTGAACACAATAAACTTCTTGGGCTCAATGCCATTCTCTTTCATGTATTCCCAGTTAGCAGTAAAGTCAGTGCCACCACCACCTTTGGGTTCATAGCTAGTAATAGAGTCCATGTTCTCGCTAGTAAAACTTTGATCATTATAGACTTCAGTGTCAAAACTCCACACGCGAATCTTGTACTCGTCATAACTTTCCATGATA